AATAATTTTACACCGTTAAGATAAACATCTACAAATCCAGAGTCGTAAGTTATGTTGAATGTAGTCTGCCCACCTGTGGCTGTATAAGTTTGTCTTGATGAAGTTCCGTTTACAGATGATCCTGCTGCAGTAAAACCAGAGCCACCATATACCTGCATAGAGTTTGAGGTAGTATTAAAATAAAGAGTTCCTACCTGTAGAGCATCACCGTCATTGTCTGTGCTAGGAGCAGATGACTTAGCACCAAGGTATCTGTCATCAAACGAATCAAAACTAGCTGCTGCAGAGGTTGCACTAGAGGCTGCTGCTGTTGCACTGTTTGCTGCACCAGTTGCACTTGAGGCAGCGGCTGTAGCACTTGAAGCGGCTGCTGTAGCTGATGTTGCTGCTGCAGTACCTGATCCCAGAATAGTATCAACATATGTCTTGGTTGTCAAGTCTGAATTTGCACTTGGTGTATATGTAGCAGTAATTTTGTTACTACCTGCTGCTACTGCACCTGTTAAAGTACCACCTGCTAGTGGTAAGAATGTATCCGTTGTATATTTCTTAGTTGCTGCATCTTGGTTAGCTGTTGGATCACCTAGTCCTGTAATCTTAGCTGTACCCATAGCTATAGCACCACTCATTGTACCACCTGCAAGTGGCAGCTTGGCAGCTATACTAGTTGTAATAGTTGTACTAAAACTTGCATCATCGTTAATGGCTGCAGCTAGTTCGTTCAGTGTGTTTAGTGCTCCAGGTGCTGAGTCAACAAGTCCTGATACCTGTGTGTCAACATAATTTTTTGTTGCAGCATCTTGTGCATTACTAGGATCTGTAACGTTAGCAATTGTTGTACCTGTAACGTCCAGTGTTCCGTTAACTGTTACGTTAGTAAATGTAGATGTACCAGAACTTGCAGTTACGTTACCAGTCACATCACCACTAATGTCACCTGTAATGTCACCAGTTATATTACCTGTAATATTACCTTGCAAGTTACCAACAAAGCCTGAGCTTGCTGTAACTGTTGTACCTGTTATGGCTGCAGCACTATTAGCCCCGATAATAGTACCATCAATAGCACCACCATTAATATCAACAGTCGCCAATGTCGCTTGACCAGATGTAGAAACAGTTGTAAAGCTAGCTGCCGCAGCACTAGAAGCACCAATTGTTGTGCCATCCACATTACCGCCATTAATATCCACCGTAGCATGAGTTGAAGTTCCTGTAGTTGTTAGAGCTGTAAATGTACCTGCTGCTGCTGTAGAAGCACCTATTATAGTACCATCTATATTACCACCATTTACATCTGCTGTAGTTACTGTTGTAGTACCTGTAGCAGTAAGGTCAGTAAACGTAGCTGCACCTGCGGATGCTGCACCTATTGTTGCACCGTCTATTGCACCACCGTTAATGTCTATGTTAGAGAATGTAGCTGCCCCAGTTACTGTAACAGAGTCAATGTAACCTACACCGTCAACATAAAGGTCTTTAAANTTTAACGAGGATGTACCAATGTCAATGTCATCATCAGTTACAGGAACAATAGCACCNTCTTGTATACGTACTTGCTCTACTGCAGANCCACCNACCTCACTAAAGAAACCTACCCTATTGTTAGTAGTATCTATTACAACTTTGTTTAGTGCATCACTGTCAGCTATNAGAGGTACGTAACCACCTTCAGTGGAACTACCATCGTGNTTGTGTCCAGTAGCTAAAGCAAAAGTATCTCGTAGAGCATTGTACTCTGCGTTTACTGGTGCNGCTTTAATAACCGCATTAGCGATAATNTCAGCTGCTGATTGTCTTGAATAACCTGCCATGTTATAACCTGTCTCCTACCCCAAATGTAATCACTAAGCCTTGTATACTGTGTGATGCATCTGTGTCATTAGTTACGAATTTTAAAGATGCGGATTTACCAGACCCTGATATATTAGTTCTTTGAACTGGTGATGGATTACCATCAAATATTGCAGTGCTATTATATGTAGCTTCGTTAAAGAAGGCTGCTGCACCTGCCGTTGATAAATTAAAGTTAGTTGGATTTAATGTGTCTACGTCTTCATAGTCATATACTGCCGACATAACTATTGTGTTATCACCTTCAGAACGTAAATAAGTAGCTACGTTATAAAATATTTTTCTTTGCTCTGGATCTTGCATATGAAAGAAAGGAGTTTGAAAAATACTAAATATTGGATCTCCCCCAAAATTGTTACCTATTTCTTGTTGCTGTACTTTACCTGCTGAAGTACCGTGTATAACAATTTCGTTTTGCCCTATGTATCCACTAGCTGCACATGTAGCTGTAATACCTAACATCTGACTGTACTCAAACTGTAATCCGTTAGGTGTTTGTCTAAAGCCACCTATAATTCCTTGAGAATCACTACCTGCAAAAAAATACCTAAACTGTGTCTTTTGTCTTATAACTACTGCGTTTAAACCTTCTAGGTCAATATCAAATATAATGTCCGTAAAAATAGACTGAATGTTTTTAGATACTGTTTCTAAATTAACGTCACCAATTTTAGATGTACCTGAAATTGGACGTAGACCATCTTGTGATAAGAATAATAAATCACCACCAATTTCTATAACACTGTCTGTAGCTAGGCATCCTAAGTCATCAGTAACAGTTTGTAGTACAAAGTTAGCTAAAGCAGTACCACCTAGCTTTTTAATATTAGTTGCACCAAATATAAACAGTTCATTTCTAAATGATTTGATGGCAACTATAGGAAAACCTACATTTATAACACCTGCACCGTTACTTGAAGCAAAGTCTGTTTCTGCTAGTGGAGCACTAAAAAAGAGTTTAGTTGGGTGTGCAGGATCTCCTGCTAAGAATAAATGATTTTGAAATATAGCAGAAAATTTAGGATCGGTAGGAGCACTACTATGAGTAATCTGTGTATATGTTGTGCCATCATAAGTAGCTGCAGGATTTATACCATCTGTTAAAACTACTTTTGGGGTAGCAAAGTTATACCTAGAAAATCTAACTTTAGTTACTCCTACCATTGTAGGTGAACCTGCAGTTGTTACAGCATCCCAAGCTGAACTAGAGCTATTCCATTTGTGTAAGTAGTTGTTACCTGATGATGGTTTTCTACAAGCTAGTATACCATCGTTTATACCATCAGCTACACAGACACCTAGTACACTTCCTGTTCCTGTAACTGTGCCATAGTTATTAGCAAATCCATTTATCTTTCTATAACCACCTGTAACAGCAGGTTCATAGTTAATCAAAGAGACAGCAGAACCAGGTTGGTTCTCACCCTGAGATAACACATCTCTGCTAGTATTTAGTCCTCCTTGACAGAAGACTTTAAAGGAAGCTAAATTTTCGGGCATTACACAATACTACTAATAGTGTTACTAAATGATTTGTTTCTTTGTATTACTGTTGACCTAACATCAAGTGGATCATCCATAAGTATCCGTCTCATAGATCGTATACCATCTTGAAAGTTTTGTTGATGTATAGCAGCACTTTGATCATTAGATCTAAATCTCATCATGTACATCATAGCACCATCAATAAGTACATGGTTAAATCTATCTGGTATTATAGATGTATCATTAAAAGCAGTTAAGTCAGCAGGAAATGAAAAGTACACATATTCTACTACATAACTATTATTTGGAACAGGTGTAACACCAAACTTTGCTTCTAATGTTTGATATACACGTTCTGGTGCAGATATTCCAGATCCCGCATCACCTTCATCATCTAACCCACGAAATCTTTGAGTATACTCTTCAAAAGATATTGTAGGAAGAAAATTAGGTGTATTACCTGCAGATCCTAGTTTTTTTAAATAAAAAGTATCCCAGTCTACAGAAGCAAAATCAGCAGGAAAAGCATACTGCCTAGTACCTGCTGTTAGTGTCTGTGTGTTTGTTGTTTTTAAGAATGGAAACTCTTGTCCTGTTTGGACTATATTTCTAATGGAGTTATTAATAGCATCTTTAGCAAGTGCTTGAACATTACGCACTGTAGTAAAGCCATCACCTGCTGTATCTAACGTTACTTCGTTTAAACGAACAAGAAGTTGGTTGACCAGTGTTATGTAAGTTGCCATAAAAAAATCCCTTAGATAAGCTTAAAGGGGCAAGTTTCCCTGCCCCCTAAGTTAGTTATGCAAGTGTATCACGATCTACTTCATTAGCAGTACCGTCATTACCTATATCTGTGCAATCCATCATCCATGCCCAAATTCGGATCTTGCCTGTAGTAACAGCACCACCAGACAATGTTGCAATTGTCATGTCGATGTTGTCATTAGCTACAGCCATTAATGGTTGGAATGCCGCAGGGTTTTGAGTAACAACTCCTGCTGCAGATGTTCCATCAAATCCATCTACAAAACAATCGGCATCTGCCCCTGTTCCTAGATCTAGAGTTAATGTAGAACCGTCAGAAGCTGTATCAACTTCCATACCTGCATTAAGAATCATAGTTCCTTTTTTGACAGCAATTACTGGAACGACATCAGAAGCAGCTAGTGCGCTACCTTTGTCAGACAAAGCAGTTGCTAGATTCAAAACAGTTTGAACCATGTAGGGTTTTCTACCTGGGTTAGCATTGGCTCCCCGAGCAGACTGAAGTGTATTATCACCTAAAGCCATAATTCAATCTCCCCTTACGCTGCGTTAAATTTAGCAGTTACGATTGCTTCTGGACGAAGAATCTTTCTGCCGTATAGATGCATACCACGGACAATGTCAGCAAAGCTGTCAGGGTCACGATATGTTTCAGTCTTACTGATCTGCTCTGCAGTTGCTACAGCAGAATCATGTCCAGCAACAATCACACCAAAGTTGGTATTCTGGTTTGCAGAACCTGCAGTTCCTGAACCTGTACCTACATGAGGAAGGTTAGAAGAAACGTACATTCTGAAGCCATGCATGTTGTTCAACACTAGACCATTACGTAGAGCACCTGATTCACCGTAATCAGCGTTTAAGAATCGAGAATCCTCATCGGCTAAGATTTCCATGAACACGGGGTCAACTACGAGCCACCTACCTTGTGAATCAACTTGCTGCTGATCCATCAAACGTTTCATGCGTGATATAATCATCGCAGGAGAAACAGTTGCAGTTGGTAGTGCTGTTGCACCTGGTAGACGTGCTGCTACAGGAATTGAATGATCTCCTGCAGAAGACGTTGTGATGTTACCAAATGAAGACTTGATAAGCTTCATTGAAGATAACAACTCGTCTGAACCTGCTGTTGCTACAGCTTTTGAACCATTTGTTTGGTCATTGACTGTATCAGCATCAGTGTGTAAAGCAGACTGTTTAAAACCTGATAGATAGCCAAGAACTTCTTGGTCATGCTGATCAGCTAAACGATATGCTGCACGATTGGTAGCAAGATCCATAAAGTTGACATGTGAATGAGCTTCCTCAATATCGTCAATCTTAAAAGCATAGTAGTTAGCTTTATCTACGACTAGAGAAAAGTCTTCATCGTCAAGATCCTGTGCATTGACCTGTGTCCCACGAGCATATGCGCTCACTGAAATTTCAGGTTCTTTAATGATTTTGACAGTATCGCCTTGTGCAGCAATCTCACCAAAATAATCAGAGTTGGTGATGTCACCTACTACTGTGCTCTTTCTAAAGGCGAGCTGTACCTTTTTGGAGTATATGATACTGGAAAAGTTACCGTTAGGTAAGTTACCGTATCCTCCTGCGGTTGTAAAAGCCATGATAAAATCCTCCTGATATTTGGCTTGAATTAAGCTTAAACATCTAAAAGGGGCTGTACGTTTTCTAGGGTGCAGTTAATATTAGGTTGCGCTACCGAATACCACTGGGCCTATACTTGTCCAGGTAGTTCTTCTTAGTTTAGACTCTTTATGAATTTGGGAATGACAAAAGGTAGTCAAAATGAGGCTTTTGTCAATATACCCATAGTTATACTGCTGAAAATTGATTTGTCAACAGTTTTATCTAGCTTTGCCAGATACATCGTAAACAAATTTACCCGAACGGATAGCTTTGTTAATTTCATCAGATCGTTCTTCAAACTCCTTATCGGACATTTTAGCAACTTCTGACTCACGAATTGCGTCATTTGCTTCTTCTACATCTACTTGTGTCTTAGTACGTTTAGTTACAGTAGAAGCTGCATCTTTAGCTTTTGCTTTCTTTGCAGTCTTTGTTAGACCTTTGTCTACTTTGTATAGATCTATAACACGGACTACAGAAGCAGGGTCATCTGAGTTTTCATACAGTGCATCTTGTACCCATTTTGGTTGTTCATCAGCCCAAGTATGAAACTCTTCTGAAGCTCGTAGATCATCAAAGTCTTCATGGGACTTTCTAATCTCAGTTTCAGCTTTTACTCTTTCAGCTTCTGACTGTACTTTTCTTAAGTCTTTTAGCTGTTGTTCAGCCTTTTCAAATTTTTCCTGAGCTTTTTTAGCGGCAATAGTTTCTACAACACCTGCTATGTCTGGATACTCTTTTGCCCACTCTTCTATATCTTCATCAGATTTAGGTGGTATAATAGATTCTTTTTCTAAACGTTTTTCAAAGGTTTTAAACTTCTCGTCCCATTCCTTTTCTTTTTCCTGCATATGGCGTCTTAGATCACCATATCGTTTTTTAAAAGATTTTTCTTCAGCAGATAACGTTTCTTCTTTAACTTCTGTATCGGCCTCTTTTTCTTCTGAAGCTTCTTTTTCTGGTTGCTGTTCTTCGGTGTCTTCTTCTCCACGTTGTTCAGCTTCAAGTTTACGAATCTCCTCTTCTTCGGCTTCCATTCGGATGCGTTTCTTTTCGTGATTGTAACCTCTGTCTACAAATCCTGCTGTCTTTTGTGTTTCTACTTCTGCTAGTTCAGGCATATTTTTTCCTTTTCTGTTGGGGTCAGCCGAAGCTGAGTAGCCTTATTATTTTTTCTTTTTGCCTTTGGT